TTTAAAGTTGGATTAGATACTGTACCAACGATTGCTGGCCAACTTGAACTCCAACTATCTGAAGTAAATATTGATTGTGAACCAGTTGCCGCCGCAATGTTTGAACTTGTAGTTGAACCTACTTTAACCCATTGGTTGTCAGCATTTTTGTAATAAGCATCATTTGAAGTTCTAGCAGTTACAACAGCGTAATCACCTTTTGCACCTACGCTTGCTTTTGGATCACCACTAGCAACATCACCAACAAGTTGAGTAACCGAGTTAAGAACTAAAGGAACCTTGTTAGTAAATTTTTGTGTTGTTCTGTTCCATTCAAAAATACCAAATAATGAATCATTTGAATCTAACCAATAAGTGCCGTCTGCGGGTGAACCTGCAGGTGCACTTGAATTGCCTACTAGTTCTCCTAGATCGGCATCTGCTCTAACAACGTATGCTCTGTTAGCAACGCCTAAAAATGAATAAGCAGATTGTAATCCGTATTCATTAAGTTCGTTACCATGCAATGGGTTATTAGATGAATCTGTGTAGAACGTTGGTGTACCAAACGTTTCTGTTAATTCTCTTTGTGATGTAATAAGGTAAGGTGTACCAGCATTCGCTTGAAGCGTTCCTTGTGCTGTTCCTGTACCTGCGCCATTTGGCTTGTTAGCGGCAGTCGCTACAATAATTAGTGGAACTGTAGATGCCGCGGCTGGCGTATAAAAACTTTCGTCAATTACGCTAACTTCTACTCCTGGTGATGTAAGTGCCATCTTGTTACTCCTTTTTTAAGTTCTTAAACATATTTAGCCACGATAACCAAAAATGCGGTATTATATACAGCGAAAAAGGTAGGGAAAAGGGCGGGTAAATACAATTATGAGCAGACCATTATGTAAAACGTGCAAATCTAGACCCTGTGCAGTAAACTACAAAAAGGGTCGTACAACCTATTACAGATCTAAGTGTGAACAGTGTGCTAGAGGTAGAACACCAAGCATACCACTATGGTATCAAATTGGTTACCGACAAAAGGACAAGTGTGATAAGTGTGGGTTTACAAGCAAACACACAGAACAGTTTGCAGTATATCATATAGACGGAAAATTAACAAACTGTAGGCATAGCAATCTTAAAACAGTTTGTGCTAACTGTCAACGCATACTACACAAAGAAGGATTTACTTGGAAACAAGGTGACTTAACACCCGATTTTTAAGAAACTCAACACTACTGTCGTTCTCAATAACAGCATCAAAGTCCACGTTTGCCCATGCCCATTCTGATACGTGTACTTGGGGATATTTGTCCTCCATTTTACGTGATACAACAATACCTTTTGATTCTTTTTGAGCGGCTTTTTGACGCATTTCTGTTTGTGCTGTTTCCCACCATTCAGGTTCTTGGCCACGTTTAACACGCCATAGTTTACCACCAATAGAACGTATCATTTCTGCTTCGTTTTCAAAACGAACATCAGGAATAACAAAGTCTGTTTCAGGATGTGCAAGTAATTGCTGTTTTACCAGGCTTACCCATATACCATCATAGAAGCCATTACGCATACAATCTGTACCAAACAGTTGTAGTACTAGTCTAGGAGTTACAGGTTTACCAAGTTCTGTACTCCAGTAAGGATCCACTTTTTCACGCCAAGCACGTGAGTCATCTGTATTGCCTTCTAGCATTTCTCGATCCCAACCGAATACACTGGCAACACCGTCCTTAAGTTTATCTGCAAATGATATTTTTGTAAAGCCTCTTTGCTCTACCAAGAAGTCTGCCACGGTTCCTTTACCTGAACCAATTAACCCACAAATACCAATTATCATAAAAGATCCTTTCGAAAAAGTATCCTTAAATTGTATAGTCATTAATGTGGAAAGTCAAGAGGTTTTTAGCCAATTACGAAAGATAATGGTTTAGATCCATCTACGTAATTCGACAATTCCATTTCCAGTTTCTCCATTTCGGCTGTGGCATCTGCTTTAAGTGCATCACCATTTAGTGAAGTTCCGCCCTGAGGTGTTGAAATTGTAGCAAACTTACCTCTTGCTTCGCCTAGCATGTATTTGCTTACCGCTAGTGTATAATCTTTTAACCACTGTCCTGCATATGGATCGGATAGTAAATTAAAGTCCGGGCGTTGATTATAAATTTGCATAAGAATTTGTTCATCACTTCTAGGACGTTGCATAATGGTTAGTTTTTTAGTAACAGGCTCAAATTTAAAGTTAATAAAACTACCAAACATTTTACCTACTAGTTCCTGATATCCAGCAAAAGCATAGTAAGTTGAAAGTCCGCCCATTTGTGTTGAACTTAAAAGATATGTATTTGTGTATGCCAAGTTGAACGGTTCAAATAATGTACCACCATCTCCGCCACCTGATCTAGATCCAATTGAACGTCTAAACAGTTCTCTAACTTCCATTACTTCGTTTGGAAGAATGTAATCATTGGTATCTTCCTGTAATTGTAGTATAGCATAACTTTCTTCTACGGCATTTTCAGCACGTTGTCTGTATTTGCCCAATGCTTTTTCAAGTGCTACTTCGTAATGATTTGGATCAAGTTCGACATCAATCATGCCATCACCTAGCATAGTGCGGACATAGTTAAAAATTTGTTGCTTTTTGTTGTCTAGATCACTCATATAAGTTTCCTTTGTTAAACATATTTATTCAATAAATACTATTACGATGCCAAGATTAAGTTTATATAAACCAGAGAAATCCGCTGATTATCGCTTTATTGACAAGAATGTTAATGAAGCATTTCAGGTCGGCGGTACTGACATATTCATACACAAATACCTAGGGCCAGTTGACCCAGGAGTGGATAAAAGCACTCCTAGCCAACCCTATGGTACAAATGACATACCAGAGACAAAAATACAGGATCTGCTGTTTTTAGAAAACAGGGATAGAAAGTATTCCGATGATGTGTATGTAATTAGAGGAATTTACAACGTACAGGACTTGGATTTTGATCTAAGTCAATTTGGTATGTTTTTACAGAATGATACCATATTTGTTACTTTCCATATTAATTCCAGTGTAGAAGCATTGGGAAGAAAACTAATGAGTGGTGATGTTTTAGAACTTCCACATCTAAAAGACGAATACGCACTTAATGATTTCAAGGTGGCATTAAAACGCTATTATGTAATCGAAGACGTAAACAGAAGTGCAGAAGGATTTTCACAAACTTGGTACCCACACTTATATAGATGTAAGTGTAAACCAATTATGGACAGCCAAGAATTTAAAGAAATATTTGATAAGGATTCAGGCGAAGGAACAGGTAGCACTGTTAGAGATGTTCTTAGTACATACGAAAAAGAAATGCAAATTAATCAAGCAATTCTTAATCAAGCAAACGAAGATATCACAGGCGATGCTAATACTCCTGTAAAAGCAGGATATGAAACTAAACAATACTTTGTTGTTCCAACTGATGCAGAAGGAAATGTTGCTATTAATGATGATGGTTCAAGTAGACCTACATTAAAAACCCCAACACAAAACTTTTATGTTGGCTATCTTACAGACGATGGTGTTCCACCAAACGGTGCGCCATACGGGTTTGGTGCTCAATTCCCTCAAAGTGCTACAGAAGGAGAATTTTATTTGAGAACAGATTATTTTCCTAACAGATTGTTTAGATATAACGGAAAACGTTGGGTTAAATTTGAAGATAATTTAAGGGTTGAACCTGCAACAAGCGACAATGCTAAAAGTCAAGTTGGAACGTTTGTTAATAACACCAATACTAACACAATTGGTGGCAAAACGGTTGATGAAAAGCAATCATTGTCACAGGCACTTAAACCTAAGGCGGATAATTAATGAGACTGCGTGAGTTTTGGGGTATACCAATAGACGGAACAGAAAAAGTTGTAGGACTAAAGAAGATTACAAAAAAAGGTAAAACTTATTATGCTCCAGCACATAATAATCCAAGACGTTACAACGATAAGAATACAAAGGTTAAACAGTAATGCAACATTTTTATGATGGACAGATTAGAAGATTTGTAACACAGTTTATTCGTGTTATGAGTAACTTTAGTTACAAGGATAGTGCAGGAACACTACGAAAAGTTCCAGCAACCTATGGTAATCTAACACGTCAAGTTGCACATATCATTAGAGACAATTCAGAAAACAAAGTTATTAGTGCTCCAAGGGTGAGTTGTTATATTACAGGATTAGATTACGCTAGAGATAGAGTACAAAATCCAACACACGTTTCAAAGATTCATTTACGTGAAAGAGATTTTGACGAAACAACACAGCAATATACCGATGGACAAGGACCTGGCTATACCGTAGAAAGGTTAATGCCTGTACCATTTAATTTGCAAATGAAATGTGATGTTTGGTCAACAAATACAGATCAAAAATTACAATTAATGGAACAGATGCTTGTACTATTCAATCCTAGTTTAGAAATACAAAGTACAGCAAACTATATTGATTGGACTAGTTTAAGTTTAATCGAATTAGCAAATGTTAACTTTAGCACAAGAACTATTCCTCAGGGTGTTGATACAGAAATTGATATCGGCGAACTTACGTTTACAATGCCTATATGGTTAACTCCACCTGCTAAGATTAAGCAGTTGGGAGTAATTGAAAAAATTGTGATGAGTGTATTTGATGAAACAGGAAGTATTAGCGACGGAATTATAGATGCCGCAGTACCAATTGCAACAGTTAATGTTACACCAGGAAATTTTGGATTGTTGGTGCTAAACAATACTGCTAAATTGCTTTCTCCAGGAGAAGGTGTAAATGAACCAACAGCAGGAGAGTTTACTAGAACCGGAGAAGCGGTAAGTTGGTATAAACTGTTGGATCAATATCCGGGTAAATTTCGAGCAGGTTTATCAACTGTAAGATTAGCAAAAGAAGACGGTAGTGAAATTGTAGCAACTGCAAGTGTAAATCCAACAGATGATTCACAAATAGTTTTAAGTTTTGATAGTGATACAGTCCCCGAAAATACAATTTTAAGCGACAGCATTGCTAGTAGAGGAACAGTAGATGCTATTATTGATCCGCTAACATTTAACCCTGGCACTAATTCATTAACAGCAGGAACAAGATATCTAATTTTAAATGATATTCATGAGCATCTTAAAAATGATAGCAGTGATGCTAATATGAATGCTTGGCAAAATGCCAACGGAACAGTATTGCAAGCAGGTGCTAATGACATTATTACCTGGAATGGCTCAAATTGGGAAATAACTTTTGATGCTAGTGCAAACGACGAACGTGCCGATTCTAGTCAGGCACAAGATCCTGTCTACATAACTAATACATACACAGGGGTACAGTACAAATATACTAATAGTGCTGGAACTTGGTTAAAAAGTTATGAAGGTGAATATTTAAAAGGATCATGGAGACTAGTACTTTAAAAAAAGATCGAAACATTGTTTGTAGTGGTGCACTATTTTATGCACGTAATACCAAACGATTTTTATTCCTAGAACGTACAAAAACAAAGACAGCCGGGCAATGGGGTCTTGTTGGAGGTATGGCAGAAGGAAATGAAACTCCTTGGAAAGCACTAGAACGTGAAATTTCAGAAGAAGTTGGTAAAACGCCACCTATTAAAAAAGTTATTCCTTTAGAAATGTTTACATCAAATGATAGTAAATTTTTCTTTCATACATACCTTGCTATTGTTGATAGCGAATTTATTCCTACACTAAACGGCGAACATAGTGGGTATGCTTGGACTAATGTAAACTGTTGGCCAAAACCTTTGCACGTAGGATTACGTAATACACTTCAAAACAAATCAATAAAAGACAAATTACAAACTGTACTGGATTTATTAGTATGAGTTGGTTTGCTGACTTGTTTGGCGAAAAATTCGAAAACAAACTTTCTAAATTAAAAGCCGATATTTTATGCAACGAAGAAGAGCATAAAGCAAGGGTTGAAACTTGTTTAAAATGCGAACACTATAGCAAAGAAATGCAAATGTGTAAACAGTGTTGGTGCATTGTACCTTTAAAAACAAAGGTAAAAGGATTTCATTGTCCCGTTAATAAATGGTGATTATATTTTTGTTCACCATCTATAATATTACTAATAAAGTTTTTATTTTCAAAATCAATTAAAACATTTTGTGTTTTTGTAATAAACATATCTTCATTGTTTAAATTAATTAAACTAAATGTTTTTCTAGTAGTAAAGTGGTTGGCATCTATTTCAAATATTAATTGATTATCATCGTTGTCAATTAATAAATCAGGTATTTCAACGTTACCAATTAATTGTTTAGTTGGAAAAACTTTATTAATATCACGTGTTTTCCCCCATTCTAGCATAGACTTTGACTGTACAATAAAATAAAAACAGTCTGGAAATTTTGATGTTAAATCTGGTATTGTGTCTGGGTGCAACATATTAAGATTTTTATACACAAATCTTTCTTTTGCATTTTTCCAACATATTACAGAATGCCATTCAACTTTATGATTGAAAAAAGAATCAATTTTCTTTCTCCATTCATTTAAATCATCTACATTCCACGTGCCGATCCAATCACTAATCATTTGTACCAATCTCTCAAATATAATGCATGATTAGGAAAGGCTTGTAACTGTGCATCTGTTTTTGTTTTGTAGAGATTGTAGGATAATTCACCGTACTTTTTAACAGCATCTGTTATTTCTAAATTAGTATCATCATAGAATCCCATTAGGAATAACAATTCAAACCATTGCCCTACATGAAACATATCAAAGTACCCTTTCATATGTAGTGCAGGAGGAGGTGCTGGTTTAAACATTCTATAAATTTTTTCTACGCCAGGTGGTTGTTTAATACTATGCACATCTTTCCAAAATTCGGTATCGTTTCTATGACATAGATCATAGTGTATGAAGATAAAATTATGTATTTCGTCAATCATAGTTTCAAATTCTCTACTGAGATATTCTCTGCTATCATTGTTATACATTCCATTTTTTTGTAATATTATTCTAGTTAGATTTTGTACTGCCTTTGTTGTAAATGTAATACCTGTTGCTTCTAAAGGCTCAACAAATCCTGCACTTAGTCCAACAGCATAAACATTTTTTACGGCAATATTTTTGTGTTTTCCTATTTTCATGTGCAAATGATTTGCTTGTGCATCGTGTTCACCTATAGCATCACGTAGTTGTTGTTCTGCTTGTTCGGGTGTACAGTGTTTACTTGAATAAACATAGCCATTACCAATTCTACTCCATGTAGGTATTTGCCAACGCCAACCACTATCCATTGTTATTGCTTTGGTGTAAGGGTGCATTGCTTCGCGTCTGTTTGCATTATATTCTTTAGGTAATGCAACTGCTCTGTCACAAATAAGAGTATCTTTAAAACTTATAAAAGGCTCGTGTAGTGTTTCTTCTAACAGCATACTTTTAAAACCTGTACAATCTATATACAAGTCTGCTGTAAGTGTGCCGTTGTTTTTTGTTTCTAATCCTGTAATACCAGTATCGTCGGCGTTTACTTTAACTACTTCGTCGTCATAATATTCTAGTTTATCTTTACAAGAGCGTTTAAGTGTTTCTGTAATTTTATCCGCTCTAAAATGTACTGCGTCCCAACTTTGTCCGTTAAGTCCGTATGTAAAATCTAATCTTGGATCGTCTAATTTTGGAGATTTATTATTACGTGCAAGTTGATAACTTGGAATCCAATCAACAAATTCTTGTTTTGTTTTCTTTGTACCCAGTATGTAATCATGCATCATTACACCGTTACCTAATACCGCGGTATCGCTGGTATCATTGTCTACAAATATAGGTACATCTGCCCAACCTTCAAGTTCAACTCCAAGTTTGTAAGTGCTGTCACAACCTTT